AGGAAAACCATCAGCCAAACAAATGTTACCAGATGACAGAAAACACGTACAAATAGACGACGAACTAGCAGGAGTATTAACTAGAGATTATAGCGGTTTAATGAAAGCAATCGATAAAAAGAAAAAATAATAACGTATAATGGAACCAATAGTAGATAACGAAAATAATGTTCAAATTGATCCTTCAAGAGGTAAAATTGTAAAGCGATCTTCAAACCCTGGACCAGGAAGAGAAGAGTTTAAAATAGAGCCTTTAGATTTTGAACAGGACATATCGCTGGGATTATCTTTACCTTTAAAGGGAGATAATGGGAGGTTATTTAATAAAAACTATTTGTCTATAGACCAAGCAGTATCAAATGTTAAAAATTTAATATTAACCGTTAAAGGCGAAAGGGTAATGCATCCAAACTTTGGAACAAATATACGAAGATTTCTATTTGAGCCAAACTACCCAAACCTTAGAGAGGCAGTTTTAACTGAAATAACCGACGCAATAGCATTTTGGTTGCCATATATTGTAATTAAGAATCCTTCAGCAGAAATACCAAAAAATCCGCAAGAAGGAACATCATTTGCAGATGTAAATCACGGTATTATTGTCCATTTAACTATAGGTTTAATTAATAATACAATAGACGAAAGAACTATTATACTAGACATAAAGGCGGATTAATATGGGACTACAAACAATTAAAAAAGATTTAAGATACCTAAATAAAGATTTTCAGCAGTTTAGAACAAAACTAATAGACTACTCTAAAACTTATTTTCCAGATGTGTTTAACGACTTTAATGAATCTTCTCCTGGAATGATATTTATGGAAATGGCAGCCTATGTTGGAGATGTATTATCTTATTATATAGATAACCAGCTTAGAGAAAGCTTAATAACAGAGGCTCAAGAAAGAAGTAATATAATGTCGATTGCAAGAGGATTAGGCTATAAGGTTAAACCAACTGTTGCAGCAAACGTAGAACTAGATGTATTTATATTACTTCCCCCAATAGGATCAGGAGCAAACGTTGTTCCTGACTTTAGATATGCCCCAGTAGTAGATGAAGGAATGCGGGTAAATGCTCCAAACCAAGGTGCACAAGAATTTTTTACGACGGCCCCAATAGATTTTACCTTTTCTAGTTCAATTGACGCGACTGATATATCGGTGTATAAAATAGACGCAAATGGTAACCCAGAAAGTTTTTTATTGAAAAAAAGTATTTACGCAAAATCTGGAACAGAAAAATCAAGAACATTTGAATTTGGTAGCCCAATTAAATTTGACAAAAGACTTTTGCCTGAAGAAAATGTTATAGAGGTATTAAATATTGTAGACACAGATGGAAATAAATATTACGAGGTAGATTATTTAGCTCAAGAAACTTCTTATGTAGATGTAAAAAATACAGCCCTTCAAGACGAAGAGCTTGCTCAATTTAATGAAGATACTCCTTATCTTTTAAAATTAAAAAGAACCGGTAGAAGATTTGTGACCAACATAAGGCCAGATATGTCAACTGAAATATTATTTGGTGCTGGAAACTCTGGACAGGCAGACGAAATAATTGTTCCTAACCCAGACAATGTTGGATTAGCACTACCATATGGAAACGTTTCTCAAATAGACAACGCCTGGGATCCATCAAATACAATGTTTACTAGAGCATATGGACAGGCTCCTGCAAATACAGATTTAACTATAAAGTATTTAGTTGGAGGAGGAGTTGAAGCCAATGTTCCAGCAGGAACCATAACTGATATAAGCTCGGTAGCATTTTCACTTGACAACGATGGATTAGCGGCAGATGCAATAAATTTTGTTAACGGATCTATAGCGGTAAACAACCCAAGACCAGCAGCTGGAGGAAAATCGGCTGAAACAATAGAAGAAATAAGACAAAATGCATTAGCGTTTTTTGCTGCTCAAAATAGAGCAGTAACTAGAGAAGATTATATTGCTAGAATATATTCAATGCCAGGTAGATTTGGAAACGTGGCAAAAGCATATTTAATTCAAGATGAACAAGAAAACCCAGACACAGGAGGTTCTTTGTCAAATCCTTTAGCTATAAATTGCTACATGCTTGCTTATAATGCAAGTGGTCAATTGGCGCCTGCAAACATAGTGACAAAAGAAAATGTTAGAAACTACCTAAGTAAATTTAGACTTTTAACAGACGCAGTAAATATTAAAGACGGTTTTATAATAAACCTTGGTGTTGATTTTTCAATAGTGCCTTTACCTGGTTATCAAGGAAAAGAAGTACTTGCTAAGTGTATACTTAAAATACAAGATATATTTGCTATAGATAAATGGCAATTTAATGAACCAATATTTTTAGGAAATGTAGCAACAGAGTTAGATAAAGTTGAAGGAGTACAAACAGTTGCTGACCTTCAAATACATTGTAAATTTGATAAGGCATCTGGATATTCTGGAAATTTTTATGACATACAATCTGCAACAAAAAACAAAGTAATTTATCCTTCTCAAGACCCAGCAATATTTGAAATCAAGTACCCATCAAAAGATATTAGAGGTAAAGTCGTAGGCTACTAGGAGAAAAAATAATGATATATTCAATCAAAGCAAATAGAGATACAACACTATACGAATTTACTTCTAGTATGAATACTGGGGTAGACGAAGTGCTACAAATACAAAAAATAGTTTCATCATCCAATACTGCTAAAACATTTAACTCTAGAATACTAATAGATTTCGATTTGTCAGCATTATCTAGCTCAGTTGCCGCAGGAGTACTAGGCGAAAATTATCCAAATGCGTCATCCCCTAAATACTATCTCAACTTATATACTCTGCAAGCAGCTGCAATAGATTATAAGTACGGAATAGAAGCCTTTCCAGTAAGCGAATCATGGAATATGGGTAAAGGAAGAAGAATAGATCGTCAAAGCGAAGGTGGAATAATAGTTACCCAAACAGAAGGATCCAGCTGGAAATATAGAGATGGAGAAAAATACTTTGGTACCCAGTGGGCTAGTGGTAGTGTGCTTGAAGGGTCAGACGGTACTGGATCTTTTTCAAATAATCCTGGAGGAGGAACATGGTATTACAACTCAGGTAGTGCTTCACAGTCGTTTGATTACGAGTTAACAGATTTAAGATTGGATGTTACCGATATAGTAAATAATTGGTTTAACGAAGAAATCGAACAAAATGGATTCATAATACTTAGGAGTGGATCACAAGAGTCAGGAGAGGTTGATGAAGAAAGAAATGGAAAACCTCTTGGAGAACTCAGTTTTTTCTCAGCCGATACTCATACAGTATACCAACCAAAACTAGAAGTCGTAACAAAAGATTACAATTACGCAACAGCATTACAGGTATTAGATACCACACTAACAGAAAGTATCGTTGACATTAAAAACTTAAAATCAAAATATAACTCAAAGTCTAGAGAAACATTTAGACTTGTAGTCAGAGAAAAATTTCCAGCAAAAACATATGACACGGTATCAGCAGCCCTAACTCAAATGGTTTTACCCGAACAAACATACTACTCTGTTAGGGACTATGTAACTGATGAGGTTGTGATTCCTTTTGATGAGCCTGGTACTCAATTGTCTGCTGATGGCAATGGAAACCATTTTAAACTCTGGATGGATCAATTTTATCCTGAAAGAAGGTATAAGTTTGTATTTAAAACTATTGGAGGAAACGTTGATTTTCCAAGTAGTCAATCTTTTTTTGATAATGATTATATATTTAAGGTGATTAACTAATGGCATACTCAAACAAAGGAAAATCTAGAAGAACTTCTCCTAGAAAAGCTAGAAGTAATAAGCGTAGGTTTCCAACCAGCCCTATAACACCTAGGTCAAATAAATACGGAGCAAATAAAATTGTCAGGCCTGTAAAGGGTTCATCTAATAGGTTTGAAGCTATTGATGAGGTATATACTCCTTTTGCTCGAGCTTGTAAAATTGAGCTGGCAAAAGAAAATCCAGAGCAATTTGAATATAGAGATGATTTTGATTATTCATTAGGTTCAATATCAATACGACCTGCAGGTAAAAACAGAATAGCTTCTGACGAAGGAGACGAAGACGGAAACAATCAAGTCGCAACAGAAAAAGTTGTGCGTAACCCGGCTGGAATAATAATTTCCACAGAAGATAGTGAAGAAAATGGAGAACGAATGGTGATTGCAAATGCTCGATATGTATTTGACAATGCAGACTTTAGAAGGATAGTTGATACTGAAATTACTGAATTAGCAGTTCAACCTCAGCCATTAGATGGTCCAAATAAAGCACCTATAGTGATAGATACCCAATGTTATCCAGGATATGGATTATTAGATGGTACTAGAAGTGATGGATACACCATTCAAACACTACCAGAGCTAGGAGAACCTAGTTATCAAATACCATCTAATAATAATGTTGCTTTTTATGCAGATGCATATAGTTATATTGATGATGACGGTACTAGAAAAAACGAAGGATTAACCTATATTTGGAGATTTACAGCAGACGGAATAGGAAATGCCCAAGCTGCAATAGTTGGAAACGAACCTATTCTTAGACTATATAATGTTCAACTACAACAAAGAGGTAGATATACTTGTGAGGTTCAAAACGAAAAAGGTAGCTCGTATACAAAAACTATATTTCTTAACCCTCTTGGAGGTTTATTAAGGGAATTAGATGACAATGGATTACCAACTGGAGCTCTTGTTAGAGATGACGATCATGACGCAGAATTTAGTCAATTTGATTCATACTTTGACTATGACACAGAAGATGGACGATGGTTCTTAGCAGAATGGAATGGAAACCAGTGGGTAGAGTCAAATCAAGAACCAAACTTTTATAAAGGAAAAGATTTGCCTAAGTCAACAAATCAAGCAAAGACTTTAATTTCAAAGGCAAGCTCTATAGCAAGCAAAAGTCAAAACCTTTCTAGGTCAAGAGCCATTGGAAAGTATTTTCAAGATTCAACTTCAAATATTTTCTTCATTGAACCAGGAAAACCAAACGTTAAATTTACAAGTATGAGTGAATACGAATCGCACAAAAGTTCGACAGGATTTACTTTCCAAGGAACAAATGAAGTAGATAAATTAACGTATAAAGACCAGGAGCTCTAAAATATATATGGCAACTAGAATAAATACATACGACCCAAAAGATATAAAGCTTATTAAAAGTAGACCAATGTTTACCAACTTTGGAACTGGTTTATTTGATGACTACGTTGAAATGCACGTTATTAGTGGTGATAACACCTTAGAGAGTTCATATAATATTAGTACTTGGTCTGTTAATCAAGAAGATACAAAAAATCAATCTCCTACAATTCAACTTAGTATTCATGAAGATATAAGAAATCTTGGATATAGATCTGGAAGATTTGATGTACAATATAATTTCTTTAGAAATATTGTAGGTAATAATTTTAACAGTTTAATTATAGACGAAATATCAAATAGTCGTATGGAAATAAGGGTTAGACCAAAAGATCCAGATGACCCATCGTTATCTGATGAATTTTTAGCCTTTGGAAGACGAGAACAAAACCCAGAAATAGCAGACGTAGAAGTAGATTTTTTCCGCGATGTAAGATTAAACTTTGGTGGAAATGAAGTAGCATTAGCAACTAATTGGCTAATTGACTACAAAGCATACCCAGAACCACCTCACTCTTTAGTAATAAAACTATACGAACCGCTACCAGGCGATATCGAAGAAAAAGATGAGTTATGGATAGTTAAAGCCATAATAGAATCTATAACTGAACCTATACTTGTAGAGTATACTCCACCAGCAGCCCAACCACACTTCCTAGCACCAGCTGATTTTAGCATACCTATTCAATATGATACCCCTACCCCAACCGGTTGGAAAACCTTTGACGAGTTAGTTGGTACACAACCAACCGTTAGAGATAAAATATTAAATAGACTATCTCAAAAAA